TCGTTTCGATTTCGATTCCGGCGCACTCATCTACAAAGGCGGCACGGTCGATCATGCTCTCTGAAACTGTAGAGCGCGAAATTGCTCGCGCTCGCGGTCGGCTCTGGCTCTGACGTTCGGCAACGCTCACAGCACTTCGCTTGAAACGCGGCCTCGCTCGGAAGAGAAGAGTTGTTTCTTTGAATTCGAAAGGTACAGACATGAAGACGATGAATCTCGATCAGTTCAAGAACGCGCTTGAAAAGGCCGCTCGCATCAAGGGTGCGGACGGCGTGGCAATGCAGAAGAAACTTATCCTCGAAGGCTACATGATTACCGATGCTGAAGGCATGGCCGTTGATCCAGACACGCTCGACGTGACGATCGCTGCCGCTGCTCCATCGACCGACATGATGAGCGAAGAGGACAAGGAGCAGATCTCGAAGTCGATCCGTCGCGAAGTCGCTTCGCGTCTCGATGCGATGCCGCGCGGCCTCTCGGCAGTCGCCAACGTCGACGACAAGCCTTGGGAACGCGCTCGCGTGTACAGCGCAGGCCGCAAGGCGTTCTCCTCGAAGGAGATGGCTTGGAAGTTCGGCACGTGGTGCCTCGCGACTCTCGGCCACAAGAAGTCGGTCGAGAATTGCAAGAACTTCGGCATCACGATCAAGGCTCACACTGAAGGCGTGAACTCGCAAGGTGGCTTCCTCGTTCCTGACGAGATGGCCGCTGAACTCGTCACGCTTCGCGAGCAGTACGGTGTCTTCCGTCGCAACGCGAAGATCTACCGAATGACGAGCGACACGCTCCGCATCCCTCGCAAGAATACGGGCCTCACGGCGTTCTGGGTCGGCGAAGCGATCGCCGCGACCGAGTCGACGATGGGCTTCGACAACGTGCAACTCGTCGCGAAGAAGTTGACCGCGCTAACGACCGTCTCGAACGAACTCCTCGAAGACTCGATCATCGACCTCGCGAGCGATGTCGCGAACGAAATCGCGTACCAGTTCGCATTCAAGGAAGACGATGCAGGATTCAACGGAGACGGCACGTCAACCTACGGCGGCGTTGTCGGGCTGAATACTGCTCTCTCTGATCCGACCTTCCAAATCAGCGACGGCGCAGCGTCGGCATACTCTGGCGTGTTGGTCGCGGAAGTTTCGGGAGGCTTCAAGAAGTTGCCGCAATGGGCTTATCAACGAGGCAACGTCAAGATCTACTGCTCGCGAGCGGCATACTCTGGCGTCTTCGAACGTCTCGCATTGACCGCTGGCGGCGTGACTGCCGCAGAGATGACCGCAGGAATTCGCGAGCCTCGATTCTTCGGATATCCCGTTGAATACACGCAAGTGATTCCGGCAACCGAAAGCGGCGGCGCAGTCTTCGCTTACATCGGCGACCTTTCGCAAGCCTGCTATCTCGGCGATCGCCGCGCGACCTCGATCGCGTTTAGCGATTCGGCTCTCAACGCCTTCGAGCAGGACGAGCGCGTTGTTCGTGGAACCGAGCGCGTTGACATCGTTTGCGCGAACGTCGGATCGTCGTCGGTCTCCGGCGCAATGATCAAGATGACCCTCTGATTCAAAGGAGAAAACACACATGAGAAATATCTCCCGAATCATTTCCGGCGGCGGCAATGGAACGACCGTCACGCAAATCACGTCGACGTTCGACACTCGCGGTTTTTCATACGCGACGATTACCGTCTTCGGAATTGCAAGCACAATCGCTCCGAGTACTGCGTCATCGAGTCACGTTCTCGAAGAGAGCGACAATGCAACCGCTTCATTTAGCACGGTTTCAGGCGCAACGCCTAGTCCGATCTCATCGACTGCGGCCATCGCGACGACTATCGCCAAGATGGTCTACAACGTCGACCTTCGAGGTCGCAAGCGATATCTCAAGGTGACGTATGGGCCGAACTCCGGCGATGCTCTCCTTGTGACTTGCGACTTGGGCAATGCGGCGGACGGAATCGTTTCCGCGAGTGAGCAAGGCTCCGCTGCTGGAGCAACGGTCTGAACTTCTGAATAGGGGCCGGGAGGAGAAATCCTCCCGGCCCACATCACGAAAGGACAAATATGAATACTCTTCAGAATGTCAAGATCGTTACGGCTGTACAAAACGCAGGATCGACGACCATTACTGGTTCCGTTGATACTCGCGGTTTTTCTTATGCGATGGTCGTCATGGCATCGACAGTCGACGGAACAATTTCGAGCGTTGCAAGCAATACCAAGATCGAGCAGAGCGACGACAACTCGACGTGGGAGGCTATGCCGGGACTCGTGACCGGTACAGACTTCACTCCTTCAACTGCTTCCATCGCTGCTACTCAGCCAAAAATCGTTTTGGGTTTCTCTTTGAAGGGACGCAAGCGATACCTGAAGTTCACCGGAGGCGCAGTTTCCGCGCGTCACACGGTGGCATTCATGCTCACGAATCCGAACGATGGAGTGGCATCCGCCACGGAGTCAGGCGTGACAAACTTCTTCATGCTTTGAAGTTCGAGCCTCTTTCTTTTTCCGGTGGGGAGGCGGCAAATCCGCCTCCCCTCTATCATTCCAGAGCCTCACGGCAAGGAGACATCATGGAAGAACTGAAGGACGGCGCGGACATTGGCTCGGGCTTGACGCAAATTCGCACAGAGGACGCGATTCAATGGCTTCGTTCGATCGCATCGCAACTCAAAGACGGAGGCGAACTCCGGCTCGAAGTGCCTGATCTCGACGGAGTGATGAAAGCCTACAACGACGGAGAGCCAGAGACGGAGAAGATGCTCATCGGTGAAGGCGCGAAGTCGCTTTGGAATCGCGAGAAACTCTCTCGCGTTCTGAATCTCGCAGGCTTTGAAGTGTCTCGCGGGAAGAATGGATGGGCATGGAACGAAACGAAGACGAAGATTTCAGTCGTCGCTCGCAAGTTTGCGCGTCCGTTTCCGAATCGTCCGATGCGAGATATCCATTGCATCATGTCGCTTCCTCGCGTTTGTTGGACAGATACTCAAGGCGTTCTGCATCATGCGGCGGCCTCGCTTGGCTTTGATGTCACGCGAGCGACCGGAGTCTTCTGGGGGCAATGCCTCGAACGTCTTCTCGAAACTTGCCTCACGATGGAAGGCGTGAAGTACGTTCTGACGGTTGACTACGATTCGATCTTCGACGCTGAAGACATCATCCGATTGTGGCAAGTCATGGAGACGCGACCAGACGTTGCCGCGCTCTGTCCTCTTCAGATCGGACGAGACAAAGATCTGCCGCTCTTCTCGATCAAGAACGACGACGGAACGCTTCTGAAAGAAATGACGGAAGATCGTCTCTACACAGACGCTCTCGAAATGAACACGGGTCACTTCGGCCTGACGCTGATTCGCCTTGATGCAATTCGTGATCTTCCTCGTCCTCTCTTCCTCGGAGTTCCCAACAAGGACGGCAACTGGGGAGAAGGCCGAGTCGATGACGACATCCATTTCTGGAATCGCCTTCGAGAAGCAGGCAGGAAAATTTGCCTCTGTCCTCGCGTTCGCATCGGGCATCTTCAAAACGTCGTCACTTGGCCTTCGGAGAATTGCACGGCAATCACGCAATACCTTTCGAAATACCATGATGACGGGAGGCCGACCGAATGCATGACATTCTGATCGTCCTTCGCAACTGTGCGATCCATGAGAACGGAGTCGGTCGGCGCGATCTTCGTCCCGGAACGATCGTGAATGTGACTCCAGATGTCGCGAAGATTCTCGTCTCGAAAGGCTACGCGAGGCACGTCGTCGAGCCTGCTCCGCTCTTCGTGGATTCGACTCGACTGATTCAAACGCCGAAGAAGAAGGCAAGGAGAGCCGATGGCAGTAGCAACGAACTCGCTGACGACCTTGACAAGCCTCAAAGCGTATCTCGGCGTGACGACGACGACCGACGACGCGCTGATGGAGAGCCTGATCGACCGAGCGAGTGACTACATTCAGCGATACTGTGCTCGGAACTTCGTCTCTCAGCGATACTACGAGTGGCACGATACATACGGGGCCGATCGAGTCGCGCTTCGGCATCATCCGATCGAGAACGTGAGGTTCGTTGGAGTCGGAGGCGACAACGTGCTTTCGGTCGTCTCGAATCTCGCGAGCGATATCGTCTCGACGATCTCGGTGAACGGAGATCACATCCATCTATTCCGAGTGGCATCGAACGGACACGAGACATCGACAACGCTCACTTTCGCAAGTCACGACACAGTTGCAGAGATGGCTTCTGCGATTTCCGGAACGACTGGATTCGCTGCGACGACGATCGTCAACACAAAGTCGCACTATCTGCGGAAACTCGCAGGCATCGATCTGAAGAAGCAGACGGCAATCCTTGAGGCTCCGAACGATGGTCTGACCGACTATGCCGTCGACTACGATCGAGGCATCATTTACGGGCCGACGCTCCATCGGTATCGCGGATTCCTCGTCGACTACACAGGCGGATACGCGACGATTCCTTTCGATCTTCAGCAAACGACGATCGAGATGGCATCTAAACTATTCAACTCTCGAAAGCGAGATCCGAGCCTCCAGAGCGAATCGCTCGGTGGATACTCGTATTCGCTTCGATCCGTTTCCGATCTTGATGCCTCGACGAAGATGGTTCTCGATTCATATCGGAGGCTTCGATGAGCATCGAGAGCATGATCTCGCAGTTCGGAATCCTCCTTCAAGTTCGCATCCCGGTATACGCTGTCGAGACGGACGGGAGCGTCACTCGCACGTATGGTCGAGAGTTCGAGGCTCGCGGATTCATTCAGCCGAGCGGACAATCGGATCAAGTCTTTCAAGGCCGAATCAACGGCAGACGCAACGTGACGATCTACTTCGAAGGCGCACTCGATATCTCGGTCGATGCCGAGATCCACGATTCGATCGTTCTTCCTGCTCGGCAATGGCGAGTCACGGGAACGACGAATCCCGGCGAACTCGGCCAGAGCGGAGCGTCGTCTCATTTGAATATGACTGTCGTCGACGCTGTCGAGATCAACCCTGAATACGATGAGGAAATATGAGCGGCGCGAAGTTCAATCACGACGCGATTCTCGAAACGATGCGAGTCGGCCTTCGCGAAGGAATGAACGCAACACTCGTCGGATCTGCTCGACTTGTGCGCCGTCAGTTGTCGAAGCCCGGAATGGGCTTTCTGTATCGAGTCGCGAAGGGAAATGCGAAGGGCAGGAATCTTCGAGCGCGTGGCTACCATCGCGCCTCGCTTCCCGGTCAATCTCCTGCCGTGAATACGAATCGACTCCGCGCTTCGTGGAGCGTCGAAACGGTCGGCAATCGTCCGGACGGATTCGCGAATATCTTCGAGAACGGTCGCGCTGTGGTGCTTCGATACGGAAGCAATGTCCCGTACGCTCCGATGCTTGAATTCGGAACTCGTCGCATGAAGCCAAGGCCTTACATCAAGCCTACGCTTCCGCAGATTTCCAACATCTCGCAACGCTTCATCAAGATCGCGGTCAAGCGAGCATTCGCGAGGACTCCATGAGCAAGGCAATTCTCGACGCGATCAAAGGTCGGCTATACGCGACGACCGCGCTGACGGCTGAACTCACTTCGCGGATTTACTACAACTCCGCTCCGGCAGACGCGAGGCTTCCGCTTCTTGTCTACACGGCGACCGTGAGGACGACTCCGTTCTTCGGCTCGATCACTCGGCACGAAGTCGAGATCGAGTTCGCGACTCAGTATGACAATCGCGGAGGCACAGACATCTATCTCGTATCGGATGGACTGGCGACGGCCTTCTCGACTCCCATCACGGTCACGGGATTCGACGCGCTTCGAGGCGTTCGCATCGAGCGCGGTGTGCCATCATTCGCTGATGATGGTTGGACGATGGTAGAGCGGTGGCGTTTCATCGCGCACGATATCTAAGGAGCAAAAAATGCCAGTCGATCGGTATTTAGTGGGAAGCGACGGAAACGTCGAAGTTACCTTCGGAACAAACTCGCAAACTTTTTTGCGAGTTCAGAGTTATGCTGCGAATCTGACTCGCCTGCAATTTGACCAAACTGGATTCGGAGACACGGCCAAAAGGACGCGGCTGGGAATGCAAAACCTCGCGGGTACTTTGGCTTGTCTTGTTGGGCAGGACACTACGGCGACAACAACCGCATCGACAACAATGATTAATATCCTGACGAGTTTGCAGGACAGCACAGCAACGCGCCCGATTGTGACTCTCGCGCTTTGGAATGGCGCAGGCACTTCAGATACCAAGATCGTTTCGAACTGTGCATTTTCTGCATTCGCTTTCAATGCTTCCCCTGCCGGAGAGTTGACTTGTACAGTCAATTTCGAAACAGCAGACGGAACCGCTCCAGTTGTCACTTGGATCGCATGAGCCAGTCGTCTAAAGAAACTCTTTTGTTTTCTCCTTCTGAGAATGACTGGATCGTCACGCTTGTCACGACAGAAGGATTGATTATCAATCGAAGGATTTCCCCTAGTACGATCGATGAATCGACTGCGGTTCGATATGCAATGAGCGCATCTCAAATACGGATCTCGAATCTCGACTCGTATTCCGTGCGCCGCGCATCCGATCGATCACTCGTTGCCAACGGCGACGAGTTTCTCGCACATCTCAAATCGAAGAAGAGGAACTAATGGTTCACCCTTGGAACGAGACGCTTCCAGACGGTCGCGTCGTCGCGATTCGGCCTTTGACCGTTCGTCAGCGTATCGCGCTCACGAACGAACTCGCAGACATTCGAGCAAGCGAAGCGAGGAAGGCGGCAGAGATTGCAGGCCTTCCCGTTTCGCTTCAGGCCGTCGAGAAGGCCCGTAGGGACGCTCTCGTCGCTTCGTCCCTAGTTCTGGACTGCTACACGCTCGCAGGCTCCCTGCGCGTTCTGTGCGCCGCGAGCGAGTTCGGCGAGTTGATCGCGGATTCTGTCGACGCGAAGCGATCGACAGAGATCGCGCTTCGTGCGCTCGGATTCGGCGGAGACGATCGAGAAGAGAAGCAAGCGGGAAACTGACTGGGCCTCCGCGCGAGCCGATGCCGCGCGACTATCTCGCGGAGGCGCATCTCATCGCTCGAACTGCCGCAGGCCTCGGGAATCCGCTCGATCTCACGTGCGCCGAATTCGATCGTCATCTCCTGCTCTGCCTGAAGGGATACGAATCGAAGACGGATGCGCCGACTGATTCGCGCGACTGGGCGCGACGATATGTGGAGCGGAGCATCACATGAAAGGCGGCGACATTTACATCGACGTTCGCGCGAACTACTCCGCAATGGAGCGCGATCTCGTCGAGGCAGAGTCGAAGGCCGCAGCGTCAGCCGAAGGCGCAGCGAAGCAGTATGAGTCGAAGTTCGGCGGATGGCTCCAGAAGAGCGCAGGGAGCGTCTCGAAGAAGATCGAAGGCTTCCTCAATCCGATTCAACTCCTCGATCGAGTCGCGGATTTCGCGGAGCGAGCCGGAGAGGAAGGCATCGGCTCTGCGCTCGATGGCCTCGCGAAGTCTACGCCGATCATCGGCGCGGCCTATCGAATCGGAACGGCGATCGGTACTTCGCTGATGAATGCTTTCGGCGCGGAGACGAACGAGCAGTTCGCCGAGCGTGTCGAGCAGGAACTCGCAGACGCGCAGGCTCGAGCGGATCGTCAGCGCAAGATCGCGCAGGGACAAGAAGCAGAGGCTCGCCAGACTTTTGGGCTTGAGCAGGAGGCAGGCGCGGCAGAGTTCGAAGCGCAGATGCGCCAACTTGAGCGCACGGGCCAAGCGGAACGCGCGATCTTCCTTCGAGGCTTGAACGAAGAGGAGCGTCTCCAGACTGAAATGGAATTGCGAGTCGCCGATGCCGCGAACGAAGCGCAGGCTGACGCGATTCGTCGACTGTATGAAGCGAAGATCCAAGCCAACGCCGACGAGACGCGCGACAAACTCGACAAACAGAAGGCCGCAGACAAGGCCGCTGCTGAGGCTCGAATCCAAGAAGAGACTCGCGCGGCAGATGAGATCGCGAAGGCCGAGGCCGATGCGATCGCGAAGGCGCAGCGTGAGCAGGAGAAGGCCGATCAGGAGGCCGCTCGCGCTCGCGAGAAAGCAAACGCCGATCAAGAGCGACGATTCGCGGAGGCTACGCGCCTCGAAGAAGAGCGCATCTCTTCGCAGGCCGCAGGCATCACCGGCGCGAATACTGCGCTCGGAACTTTCCGCTTTGATGCGTATCCGGACAATGACAAGCGGCGGAACGATGAGCGCATGGTTCGAGGCATCGAGACGCTCGTCGCGAACTCTGGAACTGGTGGAGGATTCGTCTGATGGCTTTCGAGTTTGTCGAGTTGCAGGAGACGCGAGGATTCAGCGACAGCGGAGGCCGCGTCAGCGCGAGCCGAACTTTCCGTTGTTGGGATGATGCCGCTCCGATCACGTCTCCGAAGATGGTCAAGGATCATTTCGGAGTCGAGTTGCCGGACATCCGCGAAGAGTTTCCCGATGAGAAATTGATCTTCGCGACTGCGTTCTCGATTAAGCACATCGCCGAATCTCGCAATGTGTGGGAAGTAGAGTTCACCTACGAGAACACAGAGCCGGGAGATAAACTCCCGAATGAAGAAGGCTACATACAGATTACGATTGACTACGCTTCCGAGTTTCGCGATGCGTGGAGACTCAATCCTCAGATTCCAACGAATGGAACGGCGACCGGAGAGAATTGCTTGGGAACTCCAATCGACAAGGCCGGAGTGCCTCTCTCGATTCTCGTTCGCATGAGCGATATCACGATTACGGAAACCGTCTCTGCGGCGAGTTTCCCCGAGCGATCGCTGAGGATTCGGCAGGCGCGAGGCCGTCGCAATTCAACGATTTTCCAAGGCGCACCGATCGGGCAAGTTCTCTATCTCGGCGCGAATGCATCGCGGATCGGCCTTGAGAAGTTCTCGATCACGCACAAGTTTAGACAGGACGAGTTCCTGCACATGATCCAAAGCCCGAGGCGAAATCAACTCGGCATTGTCGAGCCAGTCGCAGACGCTCAAGGAATATTCAGAGCAGACAAGGTCGATCTCGTTCAGCCTTTCCCGAACTTCGCAGACTTCAATCTTCTTTCGGAGAATTTCTAATGGCTCGCGAGATCACGGTCAATCTCAAGATCTCAACTCTCAAGGGAGATCTGAATCACACAGAGAATCCCGGAACGCTCTTCGTCGATCTCACGGGAACGACGGCAGTCGGCGGCGCGGCAACCGTAACGACGACCGCTGCCGCGCTTGCGATGGGAAGCGTCTCGTCCGCAGGCTATGCATACTTTAAGAACACAGGCCCGACCAACTTCGTCGAGATCGGAACTGGAACTGGTGGATCGTTTGTCGCGTTCCTCAAGTTGAAAGCAGGAGAGGCCGCGATCTGTAGGCTCGGTACAAACACTCCGACCGCGCGAGCGAATACGGCGAGCGTTGCGCTTCAGTACTACATTCTGGCGGACTGATGACTCTTCCAAAGTTCACCGCAGGCCAAGTCGGCAAACTCGAATTCCATCATCTCAACGAGGCGTTCGAGCGCATCGAGAGACTGGATGGGAATCCTGCGCTCGTCGCAGCATCCGGGCCAGTTCTTGGCCGAGTGATCCTTGTTCGGATCACGGGACAAAGCGGAAGCGGAAACGCAATCAAGGGAAGTTTCCAAGAAGTCGCGCTCTCGACTGTCGGTTCGAATTCATACACCGCCGTATCTGGCGGCGTGACTTCGGCAGTCTCGGGAGATACATACGGCGCACCGATCGTCTTTCCTTGCTCCGCAATCGGCACGATTGTTCCGGTGCTTGGACACATTGCTCATAATGGAAAACTCTATTTCCGAGAGTGCGCCGGAGTTTCTTCTGCCGCAGGAGTTCGCGCCGGACGAATCACAGCATCGACGCAGATCACGGCGAATACGAGATGGCTCTACACGCTGACCGACGTTCGAGTCAATACGCTTGCCGCAGGAACGTATACGGCGACTGGAGTCGGATCATTTCAGGCATTGAACGGATGCGAAGAAGCAGTCGATAGCGTGGCGAATCGAAACATCGGAGTTGGAACGATTCACGTCGCTGGATCGACTGCGACTCGTCAGCCGATTAAGAACGACACGATTGTCGTCTGCACGGAAACTCTCGGCGGATTCGTCTTCTCTGTACCGAATGGATATGCCTTCACTTGCACATGAGCGCGATACCTTCAACCATCAACTCGATGACGCGCTTCAACGAACGAAGGCGAATCGTCTCCGCGCTCGCGAAGACATCGACTCTCGTCGTCTATGAAGTTCCGGCAGGAAAGACGCTTCGCATCGAGTCGATGAGCGTTTGCAATGTCGCGACGACGACGGCGACTTTCCGTTTGCACGTTGTCGGCGCGAATGAATCCATCGCGTCTTCGAATGCTGTGTACTACGATAATCCGCTTCGAGGGAATGCCACACTCCTCGATGACTCGATTCGGTATTTGAACGCCGGAGATCGGATCGCGATTCGATCGGACACGGCGAGCGCGATCGTCGTCCAGATTCACGGAGTCGAAGAGTGAGCGTCGACGCGGCCTGTACCGCTTGTTGCTGTGGCGGATCTGTCTCGTGCTGCTTTCCTGACGCATCGAAGCCTATCGAGATCAACTATGTGACTCGAAA